AATACCTTTCTTTATTGCAGTGAAGGAAACTAGTGCTATTGATATAGGGTCGATTTTATTTCTCCTTATTATTTATTATGTAGGCTTATCTGGAAAAGTAATAGAGTTAGGAAAACCTGAACTAGCAGGAATGTCTCTTAATTTTTGTCTATATGTTTTCCATTCTGTTTTCTTAGAGTCGCTCAACTGACTGTCAGTAACCATTGTCCAATCAGAAGCTGTTAAGAGTCCGTCACGTTGACTCCTAACAAGGTCAGCTACACCAGAGTCTATTTTATCTTGATATTCTTTTTCTAATTCTTCTTTTGTTTTATCAGATGTTGCTACAAACATATCTTGAGCTACATATTTTTCTACCCAGTTTCCTTTTGCATCTTGCTCAACTCCATCTCTTACGCTGATTTGATAAGTAGTTGTTGAAGCTGGTGGACTTGGTAAGATGGGGTCAATGTTCATTGCGTCACAAACATCTTGATTCCACACGGAAGGTGTAGACATATTCTTAAATTGTTTTTTCCATTCTTCTTTTGTTTTTACTTCACCAGTTTTTCTGTTTCTATATTCTGCCATATTAATATAATCCTTTGTTAAGCTGCGATTGCATAAAAAATATAAGTTGCACCATTATCATTTAAATTTGTTGTAGTATTTTGATTTACAATAAAACCACTATTGTCTGGGTCAATACTGTCAGTATTATCCACTTTTGAAGCATCATTATAAAGTAATGCTTGTTCATTTCCAGCTACTATCCCCCTCGCTGAATCAAAGGCGTGCCAACCTCCTGCATTATCTGTACGTTTAATTAAAACATATGAAGAACCTGATGAGAATCCACAGTTTATTGTTTGGCTAGACCCATTACCAGTGTATCCTCCACATTTACTTATTCCAGCAAGACTTCCAAATAAATAACACATAGTGCTAGAAGCTTGATTGAAAGAAGCACCTACTGTAAAAACAGATGCGGTGGGTGCAGTATCATTAAAAAATCCAGAGGTCGTTGCTCCTGTTCCACTATCATTTAAAAACAAACCCTTTGTTGCTCCATGACTAGCATGAAATACTGCCCAGCTTGCACTACCTCTGCTTCGAATCCAAAACATTTCTGGTGCGACCCCAAGACTATGAGCATGATTTCCAGCACTTCCATCTCCTACAAATTCAACAATATCAAAAAAACCTTTTGCCCTTTTCCAATTCCAATAAATTGTATCTGAATTATGATAAAGAGAAGAGGTTTCAAATCCAGTATTGTCAACTCCTTGAGTAGAGCTAGAATTTGTAGATTCTGCTCCTCCTCCATTAACAACTAATTCAGGAGTATTAAAAGTATGACTACCTGTTCTCACACCTCTTAGTCGGTCATATAATTCAATATCACCAGCAAACACACTATATGTTGCAATCTGCATATCAAGAGCAAATCCTGTTGTTATCTTCGTTCCTTGTAATTCTTTTGGATGTAGAACTTTAAATGCTTTATTTGTAGCAGAAAGCTCGTTTAATGAACCTCTTCGTATTGCCATAAAAATATATGTTTCACCTGACGCATTATAATTAGTTCCGCCGTCAACAATTGTAAAACCTGAAGAATTAGGTGCGATTGTTGGAGTTGTTGCAGTTGTTGCTGCATTACTAAGATTAGGAAATAACATATCTGAACTTGTTAAATTTACACCATTCCTCATATTGTCTTGAATAATCCAATTACCTGTAGCATTCAAACGTTTAGTCAGAACAAATTGAGGTTCAAACCCTAAATCAACTGTTGGACTAGAAGTGCTTGCTGCACCTGTATATGACCCACAGTTTATAATATCTTGGTCGCCTGAAGAACCAAACTCTCCATCATCATCATTATGAGCAAAGCAATAAACAATATATGTACCACTTGGTGCATTAGCATGTAATCTAAAATTAGTACCACTAATTCCAAAATCAGTTTCTGCTGTCGTAGCTGTAGCACTACTATTTAAAAGAATTTGTTTGCTTGTATCTGCTCTATGCTGCACAAACCATTCGCCACTAGAGTCTACTCTTTTAGCTATTCCCATTCCGATTGTGCCGAGAGATGAAAAATCAAGCGTAGTGGTAGAGCCGTTTGTATGAGAAACACTTTTGAGGTCAAAAAACTTATCAGCCTTTCTAAAAGTCCAACTACAAAAACTTCCTCCGTTTGTATTGATGAAAGCGTTATGATCTGCGCCTAAATCAAAACCATCCGAGTTAAAATCTTTTACTTCAACGTCTGCCTGAGTATTTTCAGCATTCTGCGCATTGCTTTTAAGGTGACTGTCTGGTCCTCTGACTGTGTCATACCAACCCCAGTTATTAGCTGACCCTTCGCGTCTTTTAATAAAAACAAGACCACCTTCTCCAGCCAAGTCGATATTGTTGGTTATTGTCTGAGTTGAACCATTGCCAGTATATAGAAAAGTGCTGTACACATCATCTACATCAAGACCTCCACCTGATGCTGCTCCACTTGCTGCTGATAATAATTTTGATACTGACATAAATTATCCTAATGCTTGTCCTAGTGTAAATCCATAATAGGTTGTTCCACCATCAACAGTTAAAAATCCAAACACATCAACTCCTCCATTTGTCGCTGTAATCGTAGGTGCTGTTGCAGCTGCCCAATCAACACTATTGGGCCATGTAATTGTTCGTGCAGAACTATCCTGTGTAATCTTGAAAATGAAGGCTGATGCTCTTCCAGACGCTGCAGGATTACTAAAGGTATAGGTTACATTTTCAGACAGTGTGTGAGTAAATACATTACCATCTCTTAAATTTAGTGTTGCTGCATTTGAGCTTGAAGTAACAGCAGTGCTTTCATCTATTGTTCCATTATCAAAAGAAACAACTCCATTTGCGTCAGCAGTTACAGCTTTTGATGCTTCTGTTAAACCTAAAGTAGCAACATCTGTATAGTTTAATTCAGCAGTTGTAGCTGTAACTCCATCTAATTTATTTAATTCAGCTGCTGTAGAAGTAACTCCATCGAGTATATTAAGTTCTGCTGCTGTAGAAGTAACCCCATCTAATATATTAAGTTCAGCACCTGTAGCTGTTACTGCTGTACCTGCATAGTTTAAATTACCTGCAGCAATATTAACTTCACCAGTACCCTTCGGTGTAATGTCAATATCTACATTACTGTCACTACCCATGGCTCCTATAACAACTGCACCACTTGCTGCTGCGTTTGTTATTTCAACTGCATTGGCTGCTGAACTAACTGTCTGAAACACTAGCATTTCTGCTCCATTAGCGTCAGCAATAAAGCCACCATCAGCAAACTTAGGTGCTGTTAAGGTTTTATTTGTTAGTGTCTTTGTTGTTCCAGCTAAATAAGTATCAAACGTATCTACGCTTGTTTGACGCATTGTACCATCATCATTGGTTAAAATGCCGTCACCACCTGCAACAGATGTTGTTCCAACAGTGCTATCACCATCGAGTAAGTTAAATTCTGTTGCTGTAGCCGTTAAATCTGTTCCTGCAATCTGTAAACTTGTTGCATTTACTTTCCCGCCCGAACTGTAGATAACCCCCTTGCTATTTACAATCGTACCTGCACTCGCACCATCTAGCACATTAAGTTCTGCACCAGTCGCTGTAAGTCCAGTTACATTATTAGCTTGTCCTGCTGTTGCCTCTACAAAAGCTTTTACAGATTGTTGTGTAGGCACTAGTGTAGCACTATTCGATGTCATGTCGTCTTCATCAACAAATGCAGTTATTGTTATACTTCCATCAGATAAACTTCCAAACGTTACTGTGCCAGTTGTTGTAATTGCACTTGAGCCGTTATTGATTGCTCCAAATCCACTAGTAATACTACCAGAGTTAAGTGCTCCAGTTGTTGCTAAATTAGATAAAGCGTCAATTTCACTTTCAAAGTATGTATTTAATGATGTCATAGCTACTTGTTTCATTGTGCCACCATCATTCAATACAACTCTGTCAGCATCCGCTACAGTTATAGCAGAAGCTGAAGTATCTCCGTCAAGTATACTAAGTTCAGCAGGTGTGGCAGTAATAGCTGTATCGCTATCTGCTGCCAATACTGGTAACGTACCTGACTGATTAGGTAGTTTAATTGTTCTGTCTGCCGTTGGGTCTGTAATTGTTAAGGTTGTTTCGTGTGCGTCTGCTGTAGATCCTTCAAATACAAAAGCGTTTGTAGCATTTATAGTTGTTGAGTCTACTATGGTTTGTGTTCCACTTACTGTCAGATTGCCTGAAACAGTTAAATTATCAGCTACAGTAACTTCAGAAGTGCTATGTCCAATGGTAATAGCTGTACCAGATATACCAGTACCTATTGATATAGATTCACTGCTGTTGCCAGTATCAACTATCAAGTACGCATCAGAACCCTGTTTGATTGTAAACGCTGTTCCTGAATTATCTGAGATAGCTACATTAATATCTGTTCCATCTGCACTAATTGAGTCAAGAGCAATATCACCCACGTTAGTAATGTCATTATCACCAAAAGATGTTGCAGCTAATGTAGATGAACCAGTTACTCCCAACGTCCCACCCACAGTAAAATTTCCAGAAAGCTCAGCCGCCCCATTCATGTCTATTGTTGTTGCATTAATTTCTATTTCAGTATCAGAAACAAGGTCTAATACACCATCTGCAGATTGATGAATGTATGTTCCACTGTCTCCAAACTGTAATTGCCTTGTACTGTTAAGTAAAATACCTGTATCTGCAACATGTGTTAATGTTGTATCTTGATCATCACCTAAATTTATAATACCACCATCAGCTATAAATAAATCACTGAACTGCAAAGATGAAGTGCCTAGTGCTGCACCATCAGATGCATCAGGAACAAAAGCTGTAGTAGCAGTTATGGTTGTACCTTGTACTGTGCTTGAACCAGTTAAAGCTCCTGTAACTCCCAAAGTTCCCGCTACAGTAGCATTTGCATCTACGTCAAGCGTGTCTATATGAGCAGTTCCATCAAGAAATAAGTCTTTAAATTCTAAAGATGATGTACCTAAATCAACATCATTATCTGTAACTGGAGCAATAACACCATCAGCCATAGTAAACTGAGATGTTCCTCCTGCTGTAAATGCTAAAGTGTCTGCTGCACTAAAAAATAAGCCACAGTTAGTATCCCCTGTATTTGTAATAGAAGGAGCAGAAGCAGATCCATCTGATATTGACAGTATATCTGCCAATGTTACTGCACCAGTTACCCCTAATGTACCTGCTACTGTTGCGTTTTCATCTATATCCAAAGTATCTATGTGAGCAATTCCGTCTAAATATAAATCTTTAAACTCTAATGAAGCTGTTCCTAAATCAATATCATTATCGGTTGTTGGTCTAATAGATCCGTCAACAATCGTAACTTGCTCTGTGCCACCAATATCAATTCGAAGAATATCTTCATCAGCCGATTCTTCTAATTGTATTTTAGTATCGCCATCTGCATCCGATAATATTGATATTAATGCACCTTCTGTCGAACTGCCATCATGATTATGTCCGCCACTTACTGCAAAAGCCGTCTGAAGAGCGTTTAACTCTGCATTTATTGGTGCAGATTTAACAATAGCATTAGCTGTTATATCTGCGGAATTAGTTCTTGAATATCCTGCCATTTATCTTAAATCTCCTGTGCTGTATGTTACAGTAAAGCCTTGAACACTATGACTTGGATTAGTATCATCTGTTACATATCTAAAAGAAACAGATTTACCAGATCCAGAAAAGGTTTGAGATTCTACTGGTGACGGATTACCATCAAAAATATCAGTTGTATCAAATATTGCCACGTTGCTACCCGAATCAAAAAAAGCAGCGGGGCTTTCATTCTTTAATTGAACATTTTCTGGAGTTTTAGTATTTGGATTTTCATAATCAAAGGTCACTCCTAGACTAATCGTATGCACCCCCTCTGAACTTAAATATGTAGAGACACTATAAAAGTTTTTTCTCTGTTCAGGGTTCTCCATGTAAACAAAAGGTGTTTTAAATATGCTTATAATATTGCTTGTATCAAAAGCATTACCTGATTCTTGTTGAAACACTTTACCACTTGATGACCCATGAAGCACAAACTCATCTGTGTCTAGATAACCACTGTCCACACAAGTGCAAGTTAAACCTGATATTTGACCAAATTCAAAGGAGAAACCACCTTGACTTTCCCTTAAAGCTCCAATTAAACCTGTTGAAGCAGAACTGCTAAATAAATATCTAAATTGAGACTTTGTTCTAATTAATACTGAAGAAAGATCTGTTAAAGTTTCTTGTTGAATTATATTATTTATAGTTTTTTGAATATTTTTAGATACTGTTTCTAGATTTACATCACCAATTTTATTTGTACCTCCAATAGGTCGAATACCATCAGGTGCTAAGAAAATAAGATCACCTCCAAGTTCTAAAACACTATCAGTAGATAAACAACCTAAATTGGAAGTTACAGTTTCTAAAGTAAAATTCGCTGAGTTTTCTCCAACTAGTCTTTTAATTGTATTATTACCAAATATATATAGCACATTACGAAACTTTTTAATTGATACAATTTTAAAACCTACGTTAATTACACCTGCCCCATTTGCTGGTGTAAAATCAGTTTCAGCTGTAGGAGCACTAAAAAACAAGTTACTAACTTGTGCAGGGTCGCCCGCTAAAAACAAATGATTTTGAAACTCCTCAGCTAAAGTAGGGTCAGTAGGAGCATTTGAATCTGTTATTTGAGTATAAGTGCTACCATCATAAGTTGCAGCAGGATTTATACCATCAGTTAAAACGACTTTAGGAGTTCCAAAGTTTATTTTTGTAAATCTTACTTTTGATACATTAGTCATTGTTGGGGAACCACTAGTGCTTACAGCTGTCCATCCAATCACAGTTGGTGCAGAACTTAGCGTTGTGCTAGTCGAAAAACTATCGTCAGAAATGGCACTACCATTGGTAAATACCGAAGTAGGTATCCTTCCAAAGTTAACAACTATCGTATTTGAGCTTTTAGAGATCAAGACTCCAGTTACAGAGGTGGCAGTGCTAGAGTCTCCTGCAGACGTTCTCTCTGTTAATGTTTCTCCAACAGTTAAATTAGCATCTGATGCGACATTAAATTGAAAGTAAAAATTCCAATGATGTAAATAGTTGTTTCCTGAAGAGGGAGTTCGACAAGCTAAAATTCCTTGATTAATCCCATCTGCTACTGCAACACCAAGAACAGAGCCAGTTCCTGGAACAGTCCCAAAGTTATGAGCAAATCCATTTATTTTCCTATAACCACCCTCAAGATTTGGTTCATAATTAACGAGCTGTGTAGCTGATCCAGAAGCAAATTCACTCAAGGATAATACGTCTGTCCCAGTATTTAAACCGCCTCTACACACAGCCTTGAATGTCGATACTTGATCCGCCATTTTATGACCCTAAACTTAATACTCGACTAGATGTTCGTGGTCGATTAATCATAGTAGACCTCATTACGATTGGGTCATCTAATAATAATCTTCTCATAACTTTAATACCATCTCTAAACTTTTGTTGATGAATAACTGCACTTTGTTCATTTGAACGAAACCTCATCATGTACATCATAGCACCATCTATAACAATATATTTAAATCTATCTGGGATAATCATTGTATCTGTTGTAGCCGAAAGATCATCAGGAAATTTATAATAAACATATTCAATTACATAAGCATCATCAGGTATTGGGGTTACTCCAAACTTTTCTTCTAATGTTTGATAAATAATGTCAGGAGCAGTTCTTCCACCAGTACCAGAGGCATCTTCTATACCTCGATAATTTTGAATATAATCATCAAAAGATATTGTAGGCAAAGACATTGCGACATTATTTTTATCTGTTAGTTGTTGTATATAAAAGGTATCCCAATCAACACTAGCTAAATCAGAAGGAAAAGCATA